TTGTCCAGCGCATCATGATTCTTGATCTTGAGCGTCGTGCCGGCCCCGATCGCTCCAACGATCTTCATGCCAGACAGCACATGATTCATGGTGTCAAAGATGACACCCTTGGGACGGTACTTGCTACGTTTTCTCACTGACTATCCTTTCTTGCGTGCGCTTAGTTTACACCAGTTTCGCTACTGGTGCAAACTATCTCTCAATCCGTCTTTTTCGACTCTTCCTTCTCTTTGCGAATGATGTCGTCAAGATCTCTCTGCATGCGCAAGGCGCCTTCAAAGCATTCGTTGATGGCGCTCATGCAGCGGTTTTGACGCTCCCTGCGATCCTCCATCCAGAAGGCCACAGACATGCTGGCAATGCCTACCGATACAGTGATCGTGACTTGCGGACCCTCGTCGCTTTCATCGAGCTCCGGGTCGTATTCAAGCTTTTGGCTGCGCACCATGTAGACCACACGGTCGTAGAGGTCAGAGGCGGTCTGCGCCAGGTATTCCTTGCGCTCGCGACGGATGTCGTTGAGCTCGAACGCTGGGATGAGGACCTCGGCCAGCGCGCCGTTTTCCTCGATCGTGACGGTCACGTCGTGTTCAATCTTCTGCATGGCGTACCTTTCTTTCCGACAGTTCCAGGGCCTCAGCTCTTAAGCGCCGCTTAATAGCTGGTGTGGTGACTTCGCCATAGATGTCCTCGTAGGTGACCCGATGACCGCGGACCGCGGCTTCAAAAATCAGCTTCCTGGCGACGTCAGGCGGCACCATCTGATCGCGCAGCTCGTAGTGGCCAATGTTGCCCTGGGTGCAGCCGATCATGTCGGCAAACTCCTGCTGGGTCATGCCCATGCGCTGGCGGATTTCCTTAATGAGATTTTGCGGGGGTGGCAGTTGCTCTTGCATTTTTTGCGCTCTTGATGTCGATGTACTTTTTGCCGGTACTCTTCAAAACGAAGAAGTAGTCGTCGTCTCTTTTGATCTCGTCCACGATCTCCCCGTCAGGGGCGACCAGGACGTAGTGGGTCTCGCTTCGCTCTTTCCATTTCACTTGCTTCTCCTTGAAATAGCCCTGAGCAGGGCGGTTCGGTACCTGGGGAATGTCTCATACTGCGCGGCCCGTGCATCGTCCTGGATCAAGGCTCTGATGCGTTCGCGCTCCTCTTGCACACAAGCCTGTGCGTAATCCAGCAGGTGGTCCAGGCAGTAGACCGGCATGTCGTCCGGGCAGTCCCTTGGCTTGATGGGATCAGGCAGCTTTTCCATGGGCGTCTGCAGGCTTGGCCCTGCTGTAGATGGTGAATTGCCGCTGCTTTTGCAGAGACGTCGTCAAAGTCGGCGGACGCAGGGTCACGCCCCGCGGACCGAGGCCCGGGAAGTTCTTCCAGTCGAAGGCATTGCCGTTGCTCTTGGGGATGTTGGTCCCCGGCCAGTAGATTGAGTTCTTCATGACAGTGATCTCCATTTGCTCTTGGGCTCGTTGGCCCGCTCCACGTAGAAGTGGATCAGGAAGTTGAAAATCTGTGCGTAGGACATCTTGATGCCCGTGTCCTGCGCCAGGCGGTCACGAATGAGATCGATATCCCTGCTCACAGGGATCGTCACCCGCTTGGTCTTCGGATCAATCATAGGAACAACTCCACCAGTTTCCACGCCCCCAGCAGAACCAGCACGGTGTTGATGGCGACGAAGCACAACAGTGCGAGGACCGCTCCTCTCGGCTCTGCCACGCGCCGCATGGGGCACACCCGGCCTTCATTGCAGTTTTGATTGCAGCAGGTCATGCGTCCCCCTTAGCGTGGGCAACTTTGTTCACAAAATCTTCGCACTTGCGCTTCCAGCCCCACGAATCCTTGAGCCAGTACACCGGCGCGTAAAAGCGTGGCTTGTGCAACATGGCGCAGACCAACGTGGGTTTAGGCAGCGCACGCATGGTGGCGTGTTTGCATTCGTCGCAGTGCTGGGTTTTCATGCGTCCCCCTTGATTTGATAGTCGTGGAACACCACGCCTTTGTTTGCATCACCAACCTTGTGAGGCTTGACCCAACAGGTCTTGCCGTTTTGCAGTCGGCGCAAATGTCCCCTGCGGTCATGCAGTCTTGGGCTGGCGTGTGTGCCACCTTGATCCTCTTTGCGCTGCTTTACAGGCTCAACAACAACTGTTTTCCAGTCGTATGTAGGTGTCTTGCCTTGCGCGATCTTCCTGCGGTTGGTGAAGGTTTGTTGCACCACTGGCACATAAGCCTCATTACGCAGTGACAACGACTCCAACCAATTACCGACATAAGCCAACATCAGTTCGGCAACGTCTTTCTCAAGCTCAACACCATCGTCCATTGAGCCGTAGCGCAGCATCTCACCGTCAGCCA